ACTTTTTTTACTCTCATATTCTTGTCTATTTTTTTCTTTTTCATCTTTGATAAATTGAATAATCCCTAATGTTAAACACGATAAAATTATTACTTGTAATTCCATCGGCGCTTCTAAAAATATTTCTATCATTGACAATCCTTGTCTTTGATTTTACTATCTTTTAGTAATAAACATTTGTGTTGTTTATCTAATTCTAATCTCAAATCTGTCATTACCCTATCCATAATCAAAGGCAAACTCGCCTGTATGATAGGTATAATTTCTAAAGCAAACTTGTGAGCAAGATTCTCTAGTTCGCCTTCTAAAACTTTCATCTGATCTATGTCTGAACCTTTTACGGTTTCAACTATAATGTGACCAGTTGTAGTTTCTAATCTCTCATTGGCACTCACAGCATTAAAAATACTCCAAGACCAAATATAAACGAATACTATAAAAGTATAAAATAATTGTTTTCTCATAATATATTTATATTATCAAACTTATATATGAAAGTCAAGCGAAAAAAAGTGTTGATTTTATTGAGTTTTTAGGGGTGTGCTATGAGAACAAAGCAAGAACACCCCTATAAAATGTGTCTTTATTGTGCGATTCTTACAAAATCGTCATTCCAGTTAAATGTTTCTTTAACTAGATTTGCTGTTAAACCTTTATATTTGTTATTAAGATTTTTATTCTTAATTGCCATTAGGACATCAGCGTCATCAGCGTGTAGTCCTTCTAACATCTGGATAAACATAGTTTCTTTTTTTAAACTAGTTATCTGATTATTACCACCAACAACAAAGTGGTATAGTTTTCTTGCTTCAGCAGCAAGACTTGTATGTTCAGTTCCAGCAGGTGCCTCATTCTTAATAAAAGGTGGATTGCCTTCTGGTAAATCAAATTTGATTTTAGGATCAAATGCCGCCTTTAACATTTGCCTCATTGCTTGATTATCATATTGTTTTAATATAGCAATCTTTTGAGGTTTGTCTTTTGCGTTATTGATTTTTGTAAAAATCTCGTGTACGGTAGGAGCACCTGAGCCCTCATTACCAATACCCGATTGTATTTGTGCGTTTGTTATAGCCATAATATCCTCATTTTAAAAGTCATTAATCTTATCCATCAATGTCTTCAGTTTTTTACCTATGAAGTAAGGTAACAGGAGCGACCTGTCTTTTACTTTATAGTTCTTATATGTATTTATAATGTTAGTTTCTATCGTTTTTGGTATCTGCGATAAATCTATTAGTTTCTTATTTCTATTGTAATTCTTTTTTGTTTCTGACCCTAAAGGTATGTTATCTATATTAGACCACTCCTCTAGTTGTTTTGCTTTTATAGGTTTTTGTCTTTCACCTCTTACAAATATTTCATCATCACTTAATATATTAGGCACTCCGTCTGACCTATCACCTTTTATTATTTGTGTTCTTAAAAATTTGATAGGATCCTCTTGTTCACCTATGAAACCTTTTAGTAAAGGCGACCATTGATATACATTACCATAATGATGTAGTTGTATAAAGTCTTTATCACCTGACACTATTAGGTAAATATCTTCTTCTTGTAATTTTATAATAGAGGCAATAATATCATCTGCCTCACTATTCTCAACATACATTACTTTGTATGGAAAGTTATCTTTTACTTCATTCTTAATTTCTGTTATGATATTAAATATCTCGTCCCAATCAAACGGACCGTCCTGTCGTGCCTGTTTTCTACTGTGTTTATAATTAGGAAAAAAATCTCTACGCCAAGGATCACCAGCGTCTGAACAAAGTACCATATCGCCGTACTCTTCCTTGAATTTGACATTGATACCTCTTAATGAGTTCAATACCATATACCTAATCATTTCTTTATTAGGTTTAACATCTGCCTTACCTCTAACTTGTGCCATAAGGTTTGATATTAAAACTTGATTTAGGTCTACCAGTATCATTTGTCGTCTAATATTTTATTTGTTGCTTCAACTATTTCTTCGGTCGTAAATTGATTTTTCTTTTCTTGTAATTTCATTTCATACTTTAAAATAATATCACTCAATCTTTGAGCAGGCCAGTTTGCCTGTACCATTTCATTTCTTAAATTTTTAATGTCTTCAAGTAATTCTTTTATCATTTAAATATTTCTTCTTATACCATTTATAAAATTTTTTGTCTTCAAATAATTCTACTATTTCAGGTGCTGATACCTGATCGCTTCTTATACAATCAGCGTAGTTTTGATATTCTGATTTTTTAATTCTTACTGACAATCATCACCTGCCTTACTACCTGGCATATCTCTTAAATTTTTTAGCGATTGTTCTACACTAGATAGTGGTCTGTTTTTCTTATTCTCTTTTTTATAATGATAGTTAGCAACTATATAAGCAATTGTAAAACCTACAAGGGTTACAGTACAACCTATAAAACCTAATAATAATCCACTTTGAAAATCCATAATATACCTTGTTGTGTATGGGCGCCGAAGCGCCCAATACTTATTTTAATTATGCTGAGTAACCAACTTGTTTACCGAACACCTTGTTCATTCCAGCAACTAAAATTGCTGTTGATGGTTTACCAACTCTATAAGATACACCAGTTTTCTTTGATCTATTTTCATAAATCATTAAACCTTGGTTTCTTAATTTGCCAATCATTGCGGCTGGCGATCTAAGGTCGTAAACAGTTCTTAATTGTTTCCAAGTAACTGTAGCACCTTTGTTGAAAAGATTTTTAATCTTTTGAGTTTTAGATAGTCTTGTATTTGACATAACTATATCTCCTTCTTCTTTGTTATTAAATAAAAATTTAAACATATGTTTAAACCCTCTCTTTCTGTCAATTTTACAACCAGACACGGCGATTGCTTGTGCAATTCTTTTACTTATCTAAATCACCATCAGGTTCAAAAAACCCTAATGTGTCATTTAGATCCTTTAATTCTTTTTTGACTTCACCTGAAATAGGTTTTGTCGTAGCAGGTTTTTCTAACACTTGAGCATAATCAAGTTTTGCTGATACAGTACCTGCCTGATTTGTTTTTAATTTAACCATCTTATCTGCTAATTTCTGAGCAGGGTGTGGCACGCCAAAATCTCTATAAATCATACCACGCATTACATCAACTAATAATGCTAAATCTTTTGTAAAGTTTGGATTATTTGTTTTCATTGCTAAATCAACAAAACTTTTCAATAGATTCATACTAATATCATCTACTGCGGTTTCAACAAATTGTTTTGTTTGTTGTTGTTGTATTTGTTTAGCAACCTTCTCGCCCATTTTTTTTCTTTGGGCATTTAATTCTCTAGTTCTATCGTTAACAATCCTATTAGTAGGAAATTGTATAATCTTGTCGTCTGCCATTGCCTTACTTAACTTCACCTTTGAAATTTACTTTCCCTTGTTTTTCAAAGTATTCAACAAGTTGATTATAACCACCTATCAACTCATCATCAATTTTGATCTGTGGCATTTGCCTCACATTTTTACCAATGTCTTCTAACATCTTCTCAACAGACTCAAATTCTTCTAATCTCTTTTCGGTGTAGTCAAGGCCAAGGTTTTTTACCAAGTTCTTGGCCTTGGTACAATATACACAATTATTTTTACTATAAATTGTTATCTGCATTGTCATTACCTATTAAGTTCTCGTAGGCGTCATTTGCCTTTTGTTTTAAGTTATAGGCGTCAACAGCCTCCTCAATAGTGAAGTTATACATTTTGTTAAACTCACCCATTGGAAGTCTTAAACCTATCCAAGCACGATAATAGTTATTCTTCGTTAAGGTTACATCTTGTTCAAAGATTTCATATCCTCTAACTTTAGTATCCTTAATTACATTGACTAGAACAGACTCAACTTCACTTACTATTGTCTTGGTTTCTGTTTTACCAAGTTCAGTAATAAATTGTTTTGATTGTTTGTTCATTTCACCTTTAATAATATCGGCAAGTTCCGCCTTAGCGATCATTTTTGCCTTCTCTATTGCAAGGTTTAAGTCTGGAGACACAGCAGTACCTACGCCGTAGATACAAACTTTATCTTTGTCTTTGCCAAAGATTTTCTTATCACACGCCTTCGACTCGTTTATGTCAGCCATATACCATTTTGGTACACTATCAACAACTTTTGATCCTGACTCTTTCTTTATCTTATAATTACCAGCACAATTAGTCAGCATTACTGACATAA